CGGTTTCATCCTCAGTGCCCATCTTGATGCGCAGCAGCATGTCCAGCGTGTATCGCTCCGGGTGCAGCGCCTCACCTTCTCGACGCAGCAGCCTGCCGTCCTTCGCGCTGTATTCGTCGTGCTCCGCAATGGCTGGGAAGCAGAGGATGTCCCAGTGCTCACCACCATTCTTCATGCGCGCGATGAGCCGACCGGCGAGGTCGTCTTCATGCCAGCGCGTCATGATGAGCACGATGCCCGCACCCGGTGCCTGCCGTGAGGACAGTGTGGACGTGAACCAGTTCCAGATCTTCTCACGAACCACTTCGCTGTGCGCTTCCTCATCATCCTTGATTGGATCGTCGATCAGAAGAACGTGGCCACCGCGACCTGTGACCCCAGCCCCGACGCCCGCGCTCTTGTAGGCACCCTTCCTGTTCACGATCTCGAAAATATCCGAGTTGCGCAGGTAGCTTCCATCGGCCACTGTGCGGATGTTCTTGCCCCAGAGCGTGGTGGCCGGGAACAGGATGTGGTATTCGTCGCTGTCGATCACGCGCTGCACATCCCTGTTCATGCTGCTCGCGAGGTCACTGGCGTATGACGTGGCGATGAAGCCCATGTCGGGATACTTGCCCAAGCCGAATGCGGGGAAGTGACGTGAGACGATCTGACTCTTGCCGTGGCGGGGTGGGGCCATGACGATCAGGCGCGGCGACAGGCCAGCAATGGATTGTTCGAGGAAGATCTCCAGCTTCCAGCACAACTCCTCTGCGAACCAGCCAGCGAGGTATTCAGGCATTGTGAACTTGATGAAGTCGAGCAGGTGCCTGCGCGCGCGCGCTGTGCGCAGCTTGCGATAGCTTGTGGGCACGCACCGCTTGCTAGGTTTTCGCATCGTGCTCACCCTGCATCTTTGCAGCCTTGAGTGCACGAGCCTTGTCCAGGAGACGCTCGATGGTGTCCAGATCTTCATCCGGCAGCGCGTCCAGATCGGGAAAGTCTTCTTCGACGATGTTCTTCGATACGATCTCTGCTTTCGTCGGTGCGTCTATGCCCAGGTATGATGCGCGTCGCTCCAGGATGCGCAGCAGGCTATCCACGTAGCGTGGATCACGCCGATGTGGCATGAGGCCTGTGATCATCTCATCACAACGCTCCAGGTCGAGCCTGCGCAGATGCGCAGCACTGTTCATTTCACTCTTGTTCAGATCATCCAGCGAAGTGCGCAGCATGCGAGTGATTTGCGTGTTGCTCACGCCGAGACGACGTGCAATTTCGCGCTCAGACAGGCCAGCGATGCGCATCTTCAGACACCGCTCACGTCGATCCTTGGCGAGCACCATGCGTGGGTGAGTGGGCGCATTCACAGCGATGGTGCGCTTCCGCTTGATGGGCGTAATTGTCACGGGCGGGGGCGCAGAGAGCGTGGGCGACGAAGGGGCAGCAGCCGATGGGGCCGCACTCGCAGGTGGAGTCGCGTTCTTCTTCGCCATGGGCACATTATCGAGTCGCGCAAGGGTTCCAGCCCAGACAAACTGGGTGGGCACACTGGGAATGGAATCTGAAGTGGGGTCAAGTCCAATCAAATCAGAGAAAGAAAATTGTGGCACTTCACAACTTCAGATTTTATAGATTGCATTTGAAGTGGACACAGGGTATATTTCTCAATGTGAACTTCACGAATACTTCACAATTTCAGATTTTTTTAAAGAAAAGTCTAAGGAAAAAAGAATATATATATATATAGAAACTATTTCATCATAGATTATGGAGGACGATGGGGGTTTTATTAAAAGGGATTGGGTCGGGAAAATGGTAAGTGAAGTGAAGTCACTTCACTTCAAAGCCAATGGTGGTGCGGTTTCACATCACTTCACGTCGATTTTGAAGTGCCTCGTTTTGAAGCTAACTTGTAACTTTTTCCATATCTTTTTCATACCCTTTTCCGACTCTTCAGTTATGAACTTCTCGTAAAGAATGTTGAACTTCTCAGACAAACCTTTTTCACTGGGATTGATGCCGGTTTTTACCATGCCACCCTCACCTAGTCCCGGGCTTCCCTTCGTTAAATTTACCCCTATCAAAATAGCTTTCTTTTCCCACCTCCAGGATCTATATTTCAGCATCTCCGATTTTTTGCCCCACCCACACCTTACCGACCAAAGGAGAGCTGCATGCTCAATTTCAAGGAAGTAGCAGAGGAGGCCATCACAGCCTGCACCGATCTGGTGCAGATAATCCCACCCAGGAATCGTGTGGCAGCGGAGGGGGTCATCCAGGATCTGCGCGCGAAGCTGGCCAATGCGGTGCCGGTTGAGTTGCCCAGCCCCATGGCTCGGATGTGGCAGAATTACCGGGCGGATCTGCGGTTCACTGTGGAGCAATACATCGCGGGCAGTGATGAGAAGTGCGGCGAGGATCGCATCGCTACCAGCTATGAGGAATTGGCGTCCCTCACCGGCTTATCCGAGTCCACCCTGAAGCAGAGGATGTCCTCAGGCCATGGTGTGGTCAAGCGTTTGGCCAGGAACCCCGACCGCTCGCCCATGCGGACGCAGAACTACCAGAACATCCAACTCGTGATCACCCGCATCAATCCCCGCTAGAGGTCAACATGCCGAAGAAGAAGCTCCCGCCAGGGGAGCCTCTGGTTCTCGCGCTTGCTGACCTCGCACGTTCAGGCCTTGACGACTCCGACCGGGAGTTGCTGGGCATGATCGCAAAGAGCGCGGCAGAGACCAGAGCACTCCACGCATCATTCAAGGATCTGCCCGCACTGCTCATTCCCTACCACGATCCGTGGACCGGACAGCCCATGGTCATCCATCCCGGCATGCCGCCCTACTTCCGCATGCGCTACCTGAAGAACGACACCGACCTCGTCGCCGTGGCCACCGGCAAGAGCCAGCGTTACGCGCAGCCGCCTGGGACAGGCCTCGCGGCCTACTTCCCACCGAACGTGTCCGACTGGCCGACGATCCTCAAGGATGCGCGCTACAACCTGCTCCTGACTGAGGGCGAGAAGAAGGCTGCGTGCGCCTGCAAGTATGGCTACTACTGCATCGGCCTGGGTGGCGTGTGGTCCTTCATGTCCAGCAAGGAGAGCCACGAACTGCTGCCCGAACTCAAGGCAATCAACTGGGTCAAGCGGCACGTCTACATCGGCTTCGACAGCGACGCGAAGACCAAGCCGGACGTGTGCAAGGCTGCGATCACGCTGGCCGAGCGGCTCGAAGAGCAGGGTGCCTACGTCCACTTCATCGAGATGCCTGAGGTCGTCTCTGGCGGCAAGAGCGGCATGGACGACGTGCTGGTGTCGATGGCCGACAAGACCGACTTCGCGAAATACCTGCATGAGGCACCCGAGCTTGGAGCGACGCGCAGGCTGTGGGAGATGAACGACTCTCTGGTCTACGTGCGTGACATCAATGTCGTGATGGAGCGGGCGACCAACCTGAAGATCAAGCCCGATCCGTTCGTGAAGTCTACCTACGCGAACGCCGCGATCTTCGAGCAGGTGATCAACCCCGACGACGGCACGATCAGGCTCAAGAAGGCCAATGCGGCAGACCGCTGGATGAAGTTCCCGTTCCGCGCCGACGCCACCAGCCTCACCTACGTCCCAGGACAGCCGCTCGGCTTCATCAACGGCAGCAGCTTCTACAACATGTGGCCGGGATGGGGGGTTGAGCCGAGGCAGGGCGACGCATCGAGGTTCATCCAACTGGTGCACCGGCTGTTCGAGGGCGCACCTCCTGGGGTGGAGGAATACTTCTGGCAGTGGATGGCGTGGCCGCTCCAGCATCCGGGCGACAAGATGTATGTGGCCAGCGCGTTCTACAGTCTCAAGCATGGCTTGGGCAAGAGCCTGATCGCATACACTCTGGGCAAGATCTACGGGAAGAATTTCACGGCAATCAAGGAGCGCGACCTGACCGCATCATTCAATCCATGGAACGATGGTTGCCAGTTCCTCCTGATCGACGATGTGACCGGCTCCGACAACCGCGCGCACGCCGACCTGATCAAGACGATCATCACCCAGCAGGACGCGATCATCAACATCAAGTTCATCTCGCAATACACGGTCAAGGATGTGACCAACATCATGCTCACATCCAACAACTCCACGGCCTACTACCTGGATGGAGACGACCGCAGGTTCTTCGTGCACGAGGCCACATGCGATCCCTACGATGATCCGTTCTACCAGGGCTATGACTTCGACCTGCACCATGACCCCGAGCAGAGGTTCGCCGCAGCCGTGTTCCACCACCTCCTCCACAACGTCGATTGCAGCAACTTCAACCCGCACGCACGCGCGCTGCTGACCCAGTCCAAGACGAACATGATCGAGGAGGTCAAGACCGACTTGGCAAGCTGGTGCGACCGTCTAGCCAACGATCCCGACCACGCGCTCCTGGAGGGCCAGCCCAGCTTGCAGAAGAATGGCCGGGTGGACGGCGACTTATTCACCAACGAAGAACTGCGCTACTACTACGACACCGACCACCACACGCGGGAGACCGCGAACAGCGTGGGCCGCGCGCTCACCCGCGCCGGGATACGCAAGGTGGCCAATGGCCAGCAGATCATGACCATCAAGGGGCAACAACGCTACTACGCAGTCCGCAACATTGAGCAGTGGCTCAAGGCGAAGCCGGACGCGGTCAGGAAATACGTCAACACACTCTATGGAGGTGGGAAATGAGTGGACAGCAACGCGGGACCAGGATGAGGTGTCGTGCTACCGGCCCGATGACTCCACCCCCATCCACGTCAACATCATCCACATCGACGCGCGGACGATCCGCACGTTCATGCACTACTGCACAGGGAGGTGAGCATGCCTGAAACCATAGAACTCAAGAAGGGCGACGCTGCAATGGTCTTCCATGCGGACGGCACCATGGAGGCCATGATGCCCAGGATGGAGGACGGCGAGGGGATCAATCCAACGTCGATTGACCTGGTGCGTGCCATGATCCTGTTCGGAAGTCGGGGCCAGGGCCTTCGCGATCAGATCGACGCGATCATCGAGGAGGGACTCGACCGTCTCAAGGAGAAGAAGTCAACCGACCCCGGCTTAAAAGCCGGAGCTTCAACTGAAAGGAGAAAAGCTCATGTTGACCAGGAGCAGCCATGACTGACCCGTCCGAACTCACCAACGATGCCCTGCTCCAGGAGCTTCGTCACCGTGTGCAGAGCGGCTTCATCACCATGCGCGTGGAGTCGATGATGG